ATTTCTTAGCGATAACTACCTGTGATTTGGTGAGTTTCACAGACTTGCGTCCTCCGGACCTACGACTTACTGAGGCAACGTTTTGGACGGGTTCTTTTGCAACCACAGTTTTTTCTTCAGTCGTATCGGCAAATTTCTGAGGGAAATATTCCTTCATACGTTTGTTTATTTGATTATAGTACTCGTCTGTTTCTGCGTCAATTCCCTGCTGTATTATCTCGTCATGTATTCCCATTGCAGCAGATGTCATTACTCTATCACTTCCGAACCATTCATTTTCTGCAGCCCAATCTTGAGCTTTTGCACTAATTTGTGGTTGTTCTTGAGCAACTTCTTCTGGTTTTGACTCAGCTTCTTTTTTTCTAGTCTCTTTTTCTCCTAAAGATATAGAAACTTTTTCTTTCTCAACAGCTAACTTTGTTAGCTTATCCTGAGCTTCTGTTATTTGTTCAGGATCTTGAGAATCAAATGCAACTTTTAATGCAGCTTTAGCTTTATCTCTTTCTGCATCAATTCTTGCATCATATTCCTTAAGATAATTTGTATCAACTTCTTCAAATTTTTCTTGAGCAGTTTCAAATTTATTCTTAAGACCTTTCGCATATTCAACAGCAGCTTTTTCTCTTCTCTCTGCCTCTCGAACTTGGAAAGTTAATTTTTTTATCCTCTTTTGAACTTTGTCAGAATAATCCTGCAAACCTTCATCTTCTTTTTGTTTTGTCTCAACTTCTATTGGTGCAGTTTCTTCTTTTTTTTCTTCTTGTTTAGTTTCTTGCAAAAGTTCTTTTGCAGTTTTACCGCCTTGACTAACATCTACGTAGCCAAGATCTACATCTTGTTTTTTTTCAAAAGATTCATTACCTACTTCAGGAGCTTCAACGTTAATTGTTTCTTCATTTACTCCATCAGTATCTAATTCTATCTCTGTATTTTTATTTTCTTCAGCCATTTTTGTCCTCCTTAATAATGGTGCAAAATATCGTTAGGATCAGTTATATTAGCAATGACTTCATCATCATTGAGTATTCTTACTTCTCCTCCATCTATTTTGAATCTTGAGCCAGCGTATCTACTAAAAATTATCCAATTGTTTAGTTTACACCATGGCCCTTTTGGAAATTTATCTTTGTCTTGATAACAAAGATCTCCCATTTTTAATACAAGACCACAAACTGTAGTCATTTGTATTGTTTCTTGTGTTGTATCAGATAGCCATACTCCACCCTTGGTTTTTTTAGGGCCAGCATATGGTAATACTAGTAATCTATAACCTGTAGGTGTTGGTAAACTATCTAATGTTGATTGTTTGATCGCTTTTGGATCAAGGACTGTTTCGACTTCTTCTTTTGCCTTGTAGGCATCAAGTAAAGCTTCAGTCCGTTTCGGTGTCTCCGTGGACTTCGTCATCTTCATACTCCGTTTGTTTCAGCAGGTCTTTAAGATCCTGTTGCAGGTCTTCTAATGACCTGATTTGACCTCTAACATATTGTAGTTTGTCCATAGTGTCAACACCATATATAGCGTGTTCTTTTAGTCTTAGGAGTATTTTTTTTATTTTACCTTGTACCAATGAGATAGTATCAATATCCATTATGTTCTTTCTAAACAAACTTTATTTGCACCTTTATCGTGGATTTTAAAATCCCAATATGAAATTGCAGCTTTAATAACTTCAAAATTACATAAATTATAATCGTCAATAATTATTCTAGAACCTTTTCTTGATCTTTCTGCAAACCAAAGAGATTCTCTCAAAATATCTTTTGTTGTATGTGGCCCATCTAAAAAGACTAAATCATATACTGTTTTGCTTAAATTAAATATATCCATGTATTCAACATCAGTCATATTATAAAATTTATAATGGGGATCAGCTGCAAAATCTTTAACCATTTGATCTCTCATTTCGTTCGAATATGTAGGTGCTTTAGATGTCCATTTTCCTTCTCTTTTCCATTGTGGGTTATTATCAAAATGCTCATATTCTAAATCTCCATAAGGATCTATTGCATAATGTTGATATTCAGTTTTACTTAATCTAGGCACCATGCTCATCATTATTATTTTTGAACCTAGCCCTTCACGTACACCTACTTCACATGTTGTTACTGATTTTGGATTTTCAAAAAAAGGAAGTGAATCGCACCATTTTTTTAAAAGTTCATATTCTGCGCTGTCGCCTCTGATGGCCATAAGCACTTATAACTAATTATGATTTTTTTGCAAATGTTTTAACATTTGTAGGTTTACCACCTACACCTTGAGCTTTACTTCTTTTTCTTGCAACGGCACTTCGTCTTTGAGAGTCTGTCATACTTGCTGCTTTTGCAGCAGGGACGCACTTTGGATAAGCTCTTTTTGAACCACTTGCAGATTTTCTTCCACATTCTCTAAAACCTCCGCCTTTCTTTTTTGAACCTATATCGACCCATTTTTGTTTAAACCATTTTGTAAGACCACCCTCGGCCATTTTTTTCTTACCTGCTGGTACGCAGTTAGGAACCATCTTATTCCCTTTTTTCTTCATTCCGGCTTGAACGTAGCCCTCCCAACAAGTACCACGTTTATACATTAGAATACGCCTTGAAACTTATTCCCTCTGATAGCTGCTCCACCACCTCTAGCCATTCCTCCACCAGAAAGTTTATTTTTTTCTTTTAAAGATTTTTGTTTTGGATTCATTACTGCAGGGTTTCCTCTTTTTCTAGGTTTGACAGTGTTCATGTAATCAGCACCACCACCTTTATTCATCATTCTAGCTTTTTGTAATCTACCCATGCCTGACATAGCACCTGCAGTTGGCATTCCACCCATCATTTTCTTATCAACTTTTTTCTTTTTACCAATACCAATAACTATCATTATAGCTTTACCTTTTTTTGCACCTGTTGGTTTTGGTCCTTTAAAATCTTTTCTTTTTGTACCACTTGGATCTTTAATTTTACCTGCACAAATTTTACTAGCATATGCGTTCGCGTATGCTGACGGGTACACTTTGAATTTTCGCTTCGCTGCTGCTTTACCTCTTGGGCATAATTTTGTCATCTATTTTTTTCCTCCGTTACGAAATATTTGTGTTCCCTTTATACCATATATCGAAGCCACGACCAAGATCCACAAATTTGTGAACCATGACGGGAGCTGTGAGAACATATCAAAGAATAATTTTACCTTGTCCATAGCGGATGGGTCGTCCGATACGACTGCCCAAGCGAGCACCAACACGGGCAAACTGAGAATTATCAAAACTGCCTCGTCCTTCCAGTCTGATTGTCTAGCTTCTAACAATTTTCCCTGGTAAGCTTCGTCACCTCGGGCCATCTTTTCAGCATGCATTAATTGTGCATCTGACATTGCCATTTTCGTTCTTTGTTTGTTAGCGTAAATTTTACTTCCTGCACTAACCGCTAATTTTATTGCACTTAACCACATTGAACTTGTCCTTTCTTCTTTGACACATATATTCTATCATTTTTCCAATTGTTGTGAAAGCCCTCTTGCCTGACATCTTCCATTTCCATGTTTGTTTCCATTTTTCATTACGAATCTTGACTGGTAACACTGAACCACCAAATAAATCTACAAATCTTTGAATTATATCTCTGTCACACATCTCAACAGAACATTGAAATGATTTTCTGCCACCACCTTTACCCCAAACTCCAAAACTACCTTCTCCATCAAATAAACCAGCCAAAAAAATTACTTTAAGATTTTCTGGTAGCCTTTCGTACAAGTTTTTTTGCATTTTTAGACCTAACTATTTTGATTCCTTGTGGATTTGGTCCTTTTTTGGGTGGTGGCCCAAATCTAACTCCTCCACTTAAACCTTTTTCGTTATTTCTTTTCAAGTTTTTCTCTCGCTACTTCTAATCTTTCGTCAGATTGTTCATCTTGTTGTTGAAGTTTGTCATAATCGTAATCTAATCTTGCAGCAGCTCTAACATTTTCTTGTTCTGCTTTAAATTTAGTTTCTTCTGCTTTTCTCTGCATATCCATTGCTCTTAAATCAACTTCTTGTTGTTTAATTCTTACAAGTGGATCTTGTTTAGCAGCATTTGTCTGCATTTCAGTTTGAACAAGCTCTTGAGTTATTTGTGCAGCAACTTTTGCTACCTCTGCTTCAAAGATAATTGAAAATTGTTCAGGGTTTTGTTGTTGCATTTGTGACATTTCAGGGTCATCTAACATCATTGCAGTAACTTGTGCTTTTGCTTTAAAAGAAATGTGATCTGATATGTGTGATTGCATTAATGCATAAACTTGTGGATTGATCTGTACCATTCTTGAAGCCATAAATGCCATGTGCGCAGCTATATGTGCATCATGATCTTGAAATTCAAACGCTGTAAGCAGTTGCATTTGTAATGCACGTGCATTTTCTTTAGCAGGATCTAATGGTTCAGGTTGTTTTGGTGCAGGTTTAAGTATTGTTTCAATTTGTTTTGTCCCTAATGCTTCATAAACACGTCTGTAGGCTTCGTGTAGGTTATGCATTTGTGGATTTGATTGTGCAATTTGTAATTGTGTCTGTGCAAGTGTCACTCTTTGAGCCATAGACATAATATTTGGATCAGCAACAGGCAAAATATCGACTCTTTCATCAAAATCTGACTGTTTTATTTGTCTTGGGCCACCATAAACGTCATATGGATACTCAGGTGGTAAGGATTCTTGGCAAATTTTTGCTAAAATTTTAAATTCTAGTCTCATTGCGTAGTAACATCGCTTGTGAACACCACTCATTACACGTGATCCACGTTCCATTAGTGCGATTGTAGTTCCCACCGCTCTGTTTTGAGCATCGTTACCAATGTTTGAGTCAGTGATCGCTGCAAATTTTTGTCCTGCTTGTACTACAAAACCCATCAAGTTGTATAAAGTTGGTGAAGGCTCTGTAAATGGTAAGTTAAAAAATTGATCTCTTATATTTCCACCTGGTGCATCAACATCTCTAAACTCTCCAGGTTGAATTGGTTGGTCATCATCTCTAACTCTCATACCTCTAGACTTGAACCCTGCAGGTAAATTTTTTAAAGTTCCTGCATCAATCAATTGTCTAAGTGATTGTGTTGCAGCTCTGCTCAAACCACCAATCATGTGTGTAAGTCCAAAACCATAAAAGCCTAGTCCTGGTAAAAATTTGTAGTGTACAAAATATTCTATTCTAGCATAAGAAATATCGTTAGGTTTATAGTTTCTGTAAATAGATAATATTTCTCCAGAGCCCTCGTCAATGGTTACGATGTAAGGTATTTTTACTTTCTTAGCTTTGTCGTCAAAATCTTCGTAGTCATCTAAATTTAAATCTACATGCATTTCTAAAATTGTATGTAAATTATCTGACTCTGTTTTTTTGACACCCTGTAATTCATTTACTTTTTGTTGTACTTGATCTGTTTGTTGTGTTGGAGCTAACAATTCAATGTCTCTGTAAAAACCTGCAGCCATTTTTTTATTAACTTCATTCTCTGTCATTTTAATAATATGTGTAATTCTTTCACAATCTTTTAAATCTGATGCGTAGTAGGGAACTACTAAATCTTCAGCAGGTATAAATTTAGAACAAGGTCTGCCTAAAATTGCATCGTAATATATTTTTTTAAAAGTGCTACCGGACAATGGTAAATAAAATAACATCTGATCCATATCAGTTGTGTATTCCTCCATCTCTTCCATTAACAAGAAGTTCATGTATTCCTTAACACGATCTGCTTGAGCTTCTATTGGTGGTGTTTTTAATCCTATTACTTGTGTTCTCACAGGACCATCTGATGGTAATAATTCTTTATAAGCTTGTGCTTGAAACTGTGTAACTGATTCAGCGAGTAATGGGTGGGTAACACCTGATGCACCTCTAAAAGGTCTAGTCACTTCTTGATATTTTGTGCCTAATAAATCTAAACCTTTTATGTAAGCTTCTTCCCATTCTTTTCTTGATAATTTATCTTTTTTGTATTCTGATATAAGTTCAGAACCCATTGACTGTAATGTTCTCTCGTCAATATCTTCAGCAAGATTTGCATTAAAATTATCTTGTGGTCTTTCGTCTACAACTTCCTCTTCACCCTCAACTGTTACATCAATAGGTAAACCATCTGGTTGCTCTTGAATTTCTTCTTCTATAATTTCGTTATTTTTCTCTACGGCCATTTCTAATTGTACCTTATTGGTTTAAACATATCTACTACAAGTCCACCTCTTGCTTTGTAAGTTTTCTGTGTGCTTCTCATAAGCGGGTTCACTTTAATCGCAAATGCATCAAAATACAACCTCGGATCTCCATCTGGAATCAACTTAGATCCACTGAAAGGATTTGCAGATACTTCGTCATGATATTCACTAGTAATCTTTTTACCTTTTTGCACACTATCTGGATATTTGAATTCATCTTTTCTAACTTTTTTATATGGCATTTTAGGATCTGACAGTGTTATTTTTGTAGGTCCTGCTTGTGTACTATAAAACCTAGCCTGTCGTTTCATTAGATCTGGCATAACAGCTTTACCTTTACCACCAATACCTTTACCAGTTGCATATCCATAAAATCTTTCGTTACCTGCTTTGTACCCTTGTCTAAAACTCAATTTATTAAAAGGTGCAACGGCAACATAATCAACACCTTCACGTGCAGCTTTCTGCATTAAATATTTTAAAGCATGGTCTCCATATGCATCAGCTTCAACCATAGGAAAGTAATCAAATTGTTTTTCTGAGTAAGGATCTCTTTTTTGAAACACGTTATTTAGTTTTTGCTGTATTTCTCTTGATTCTCTTGCTAACGCTTGAGCTTTGTTAGGTTGACCTTTTGCAATTGCATCTGTCATCTCATTCATAATTTTTGATCTGTTTTGTGAAAGCAAACCTATTTCAATATCTGCTTGAAACGGATTTATTCTTTTTTCGCCACCAAGCTGTTGCATCTTAGATAAACTTTTTGCAACACTTTGGTTTACATCTGATTGTATTTCATTAATCATAAATACTTTTTTACCTTCAGGAGTAAATCTTGTGTCATATCTTACGTGATATATTTGATTTTTAAGCCCTGTTTCAGAAAAGTGTCCAGGATCTGTCAAAGGCTTTTTGTTAGATTTTATTGGCTCATCTAAATAAAAAATAGTTTCTCTGTAATCTTTACCACCTTGTAACGTGTAGCTTGTTTCATTTTGATATTTAGTTTTATTATTTCTCATTGGAGCCACAGCGTTGTTCAACTCTGCTTCAAGTTTATTAAGTGTTGCTCTTTGTTCAGGTCTTATTATATTTTGTCTAGCTTTTAACATTTTTAATTCATCTCTTAAATTATTAAATGCACCTTTGCCATACTCTCCTGATCTTATAGCTTTTATATTTCCTAAAATGTTATCTGTAATACTTCTTATGTCACCATCGTTTGGATTTTTCTTGGCGATAGCGCCTACAGCTTCATCTAAATTTTTAGTTGCAACTTCGAATGTTTCTTGTGCACCTTTCTGTACACCAAGCTCCATAGGTTTTAATCTGTTTACAGGATTTAGTTTGATCATTGCACCTATTTCGTTTGCATCTAACTTCAATCCAAACTTCTTAGCTGCGTACAATAATCCACCTGTAAGATCTCCTGCATCATTAAAGATAGCAAGGTTGGTGTCAAATAATTCTTCTTTGGATATATTTACTTCTTTACCTGCAAAGGGTCCTGAATCATATTTAAATCTTTTCTCTGCTCTTTCTATTTTAGATGCAGGTTGTCCAAATACTTTAAAATTTACTTTACGTGTAGATGTTAAATGATTTAACCACTCGTCAGCTGTATACTTACCTCTACCTAATCTCATTGCCCAGTCATAAGTAGAAGACCCAAATGCAGGAGCGATGTCATCGCCCATTTGTAATGGTTTAGTTTTCTTGAGAACTACAGGAGGATTTCTCATCTCCTGTTTAACTAACTCTTGACCTTGTGCCTGTGATGGTTTTGGTTCGTAAGTTATTTGACGTTGTTGTTGTCCGGTAGCCGGTTGCGCTGATTCTTTTTTACCTTTAAGAAGCCGCTTCCCAAACTGAAATAAACTCCGTAGGGACATAGTCCCTCCTAGAACATTTTTGTAGGTTTGTTTCTACCTAGTTTAGTTTTAACGGTCACCGAACCACCGACATTGTAACCTGGTCGTTGCATCATGCCACCACCCATTTTTCCAGATGCTTTTAGTTTCTGTTTAATTCTATCTTTTTTCATAGGAGTTTTTTTATCATCATAGGAGTCAAGCATACCTTTTATCTTTGCATTAAACTTATCACCAGCTGACATTCC